CCGGCATGAACTGACCATCCGGGCTGAACCCAACTCCCCGACCTGTACCCGTCGGCAGTACTGATGGGCTACTCAGTTTCGTAAACGTTGTTCCACTAATCGAGTAAATTGTTATGTATGGGGATGCGTCATGCGCAACAGTCATGAACTGGCCATTCGGGCTGAACGCAACACCGTAACCTGTGCCCGTTGGTAGTAATGAAGGGTTACTCAGTTTCGTGAACGTCGTTCCGCTAATCGAGTAAATGGTTACATACGGTGACGAGATATGCGCAACAGCCATCAACTGACCATCAGCACTGAACGCCACACCAAGACCTGCCCCCGTCGGCAGTACTGATGGGCTACTCAGTTTAGTGAACGTTGTTCCACTAATCGAGTAAATGGTTATGTACGGCGACGAGCTATGCGCAACAGCTATAAACTGGCCATTCGCACTGAACGCAACACCGCTACCTGTGCTTGACGGTAATGAGGCCGGGTTACTCAGCTTCGTGAACGTCGTTCCGCTAATCGAGTAAATAGTTACATACGGTGATGTGCCATGCGCAACCGACATAAACTGACCACCGGGGCTGAACGCAACGCCGTTACCTGTACCCGCCGGTAATGAAGCAGGGTTACTCAGCTTCGTGAACGTTGTTCCACTAATCGAGTAAATGGTTACATACGGTGACGTACCATGCGCAACAGCCATAAACTGACCATCCGAGCTGAACGCAACGCTGCGACCTGCGGCTGCCGGTAACGTTGATGGGTCACTCAGCTTCGTGAACGTCGTTCCGCTAATCGAGTAAATGGCTACGTATGGTGACGTTTCATGCGCAACAGCCATGAACTGACCATCGGGGTTAAGCGCGACGCCGTTACCTTGGTTTGCCGGTAACGTTGCGGGATTAGGTAGTTTGTTGGCTGCCCATAAATCAACGTAACTATTAAACTTAACCTCACCAATCAGCGTGTTACGCGAGCCTCTTATCGGCGCGTCCATGTTGATGTAGTCGGCTGATTTTTGTGGTATCAGCGACAAGGCCACGTCGCCGCTACTCAACCCTTTATCGGGTTGAGTATCGCTCGAACCTTTAAATAATCCTTTATTCAAACTTAGTAATCCCCACCCATGGCGATAACGTTGAACGTCTCAGCGTTGGCTGTAGAGGCTCGTAACGAGTATCCAGTGGGTATGGTAATGTTGACGTTGGTGTTGTCGTAACGGAATGCCGATACCGTCCCACTTGGCGTGATTGCGTCTACGGACACCTCGTCATACAGGTAAGCCGTTGTTCCGTTGTGTATATACAGTCGTATTGTGCCTGCTGTGGTTGTTCCAGTAGCGGTAACAATGATACGGTCAATGCGACTACCGTTAGCTGCTGCCGTGAAAACAGTTCCGAGCGTTCCTGTACCGTCTCTGTTCGCGTTAGCGGTGGAGATCGCTACGATACCTGTCTTGGGGGATGCCGCGTATTGTGGTGTGGTTGACATTTAGTTAGTCCTCAACGATTGAATAGTGCTATAAAAGGGATGATTACCGGGGCGTTCATGGATGAAGCTTCCGCGATAGCGTCGTGGACTGCGTTCATTGTCGCCACCCTCCCGCCGGATGTCGCCGCGCTAGGGCTTGTTGCCATAGCAATATCCATCGTGGTTGTGCCGGTAAACGTTGGGTTATGAAACGAAGCTGTAGCGCCATCCGCTACAAGTTGAAACTCGTCTCGCACGACAGCGGCGATACCGCGTGACCCGTCAAGGGGTTTTCCTGTTGGTACGTAAGCCATTATTTTCTCTCCATTCTACCGAAGCTGTAATTGAAAATCAACGTGTGTATAGTGAACGGTAACATGTCGTCTCTGTCTGTGTTAACAATAACTGCCAGCGAATCGCCTGTTCCTGGGGTATCTACAGTAACCTGTTCCGAGTAAGAGCCGTCCCAAGTGAAGTTATCCCAGATAAAGCTTCCCCAGAAACCACCACTCCCTGTGTTTGTTTTACTGGAAATGTTGCCCGCAATGTTGTCACTGGAGCCGTAAGATAAGTCGTATCCAACGTTGATTGTAGTCTTACCGTTTGATCTTGTTTGAACGTTTACCCTGCGGAAACGTTTACGTACATGCGCAGACTTTACTGTGTTGAATACAGTAAGGAAATACGCAACAATGCTGTCACCGTCGAAGCTGGTTCCCTTGTCGATCTCGTACACCATTCCGTCAGTTGAGCCTATCATTCTACGCTCAACACCGTTCGCATCAATGTAGGACGCAGCCACGTTTGTAATTACCGTGCCATAATCAAAGAAGGTTACGTTGCCGTTATCTTCTTTGGACACTTGCAGAATTAGACCTGTTCCGTCGTTCTTAAATATGCGGTACTGGTTCTGCGTCCTCACAATCATGCTGCTGGTGGCGTTTCCTTGTAGGTCGTTAATAAAAGGTTGTACAAGTCTTGTCTTAACACCCAGTTCAAAGTTACCGAAGTCCAGTGTTTCCAATGCTGACACAACACCTTTCGTGTCAAGCATGTAAGGAGTGTTTATATTCTGTAACGTGTAAGCTTCTCCGCCCGTATCAGGAGACAAGGTAATCATCCTGAAATCAGAACTGGAACTACCGTATAGCATCAACGTCTTACGCTTAGTGGTAATGATCATTGACGCGGTTTGAGCGTCACCACGTTGTGGTTGAAGCCCGGTAATAGTATCACCTAATCCTAGTTCAGCAGCTCCGGTTAAGGCTGTCCATGAGTACGGATTACCAACTGACGACATCTGCAAAGAAGATTGAATGCCGATAACCAAATACCCTTTGTGCCCTTTAATGAATGTTGGCCTATCGTTACTCAATCCTGTGCGGATTGGTATTAAATTTGTACCGTCGAATTCATGTATAACCCCAGCTCCGTTAGCGAAGTACATGCGCAATGTGTCTGCCTGCGCAAAGAAGTTGTAATTATCAAAGTCATATTTACCACCAGCGGGTAATGTTATTGTTGTGGCTAAACTGGCTGACATTACCTTCTTAACGCCACCAACACGCAGCTCTTCACTGGCGTTGAACGTGCCTGTAACGGACGATATAACCAGTGTACCTACACCAGCAACAGTCCATGTACCTGTTCTAAGCAAAGCACGTACAACCGTTGCTGTGGCGCCTGAAGTGAACCCTGTTATGGTGTCGCCATCGAAGATTTCTCCAACAGCGCCAGTGAATTGTATCTCTTTTCCACCAGTTACCAGTTGCCACCCGCTTGAGCTGGACTTGTACATTTGGCCTGCCGTAGCCCCTACGTTGTCGCGGAAGGCGTAGACAATGTTCTTGTACTCCCATAACCCTCGTATAGGGCCTTCCCCCGGTGGAGCGGATATAAATGTACGTATGTAATTGGCTAATTCTTTCTTAATTACCGTGTGGTCATCTACTGTTTCGGCAGCATTCACAGATACTCTTAATGCTTGACCAACCAGCGTTGCGCCAACGTACAGGTCGTCGTTGGGCGCGAATGTACCGGCGGTCATACTTACCGCGATATCTGATCCAGATACGAAAAGAACATAACCCGAAGCGGTTAAACCCGCTGTGGCAACTGTATCACCGACGCTTATTAACGATGAATTGGTCGTTACGTATGTATAATCAGCATCTGTTGGCGATTGCCTGCCATCAAAACGCTCGAATCCACCCATACGACGGTAACCGCCATTGATATCCGGCTCAAAGTTCGAGCAGGTGATAAGTTTGCCCGGCTCCACCAGTACAGGCGTTGTTACCTGGTCAACACCCCCAGCTAACGGGACTATGTCTAATCGTGGTGAAGATTGCGCCATTATCGGGCTACCGTGACGGATTGGGTCTGATCGTAGATAAGGTTGCTCATCAATCTGGTATATCCGTCAATTCCACGCATTACCACCTCTGGAGCATTCTCATAGCTGCCGTACCATTGCATGGCTTTGTAAACAATTGCCATGTGGAACCGTGAGGGCATTAACGGAACGTCGGTATCCAGTGTTAGCTCCTGTGGTAACGTGTAATAGTCAGCCACAATGTGATACACACGGTCAGGTATCAGCGCTATTTGTAACGACTTGTCTGGAGCAACGGTCACCACTGTAGGGTAACCCTGCGTGGTTCTGGATGAGCCATACAGGTAGGTATCGCGGAACGTGTCATACGGTAACTGGCTCATCAGGTTCTCGTTGTCCACGGTGTTCAAATACACGCGGAAACTACCGTTGCGCCAGTTCTCGAAATCCGTTACCGGTATCGTGAATTCAGGAGGAAAATACCGACCTTGGCCAACAACTGTTTCGAAATCAATTGATTTGCGTTGCCATAAATAGTCGGGGTTAACCTCCTGAATCTCCGTCCACGCTTGTTTTATCCACGCAACTAACCTGGCGTATTCACCAGTTGCGTTGGTTACAGTAAGTAGGGTTCCGGACGCACCGACCTCCCTGCCTAAGTCCTGTACAAGCTGTAGATATGTACCCATTACTCAGCGTTGCGGCATTGCCATGCAAACCATTTACGCCCAAGGTCTTTAGACGGATCGCTGACTATTGACAACGGATACTTCAGAGACGGTGTTTTCAGTATCTTGGTCTGCTGGACTTGATCACTGTCAAGATAGTTCTTGGTGTCAACGGTATCTTGCTTTTTAATCAAACAGTTAACGAATTTGCGAGCTTCGGTATACTCAACTCCACGGGTGAAAAACCTCATCACCCCGTTAACTCCAACTGGCACCGGGTTCTCTGCGTTGCGGTCAGCTGTTTCACCAACAATGAACGTAACTTTTTCTTCCATGAACGCCAGTTCTTTAAGATGCGCTTTGCTGACAGTACGTGGAGCCGTAACTAAGTCCGGGCGCTCCAAATCAGCCGTAGCGACGCTGGACGGCATATCAATGTCCATTGCGTCCAACTCTTTGCTGATATCTTCTGAAGTAATCTTTGCCATTTTCGGATGAATCCTTTATAAATTAGTTACTTAATTTTACTCCTTTTTGTGTTTGACATCAAGTTCAGACGAAAAAATAGCCCGAGGGAATTATCCAACGGGCTATTTGCGGATTGAGTTTGGTGTTATTTAAGTTTTCTTTGATCAGCGTTAACGTCGTTCAACTTCGCCCATTCAACCGATTTGGCAAAAGCCATAACACGATTCTTCGCTAATTCGTAAATCTGCTTATAGTGAAGCTCGTGATCCATTCCTTGCTGAATAGCAATCTTGGCAAGGTTCTCTGCCGTTGACAAGAAACTAAGCTGCGTTATTGTCATGGTATCACGAAAGTTATCATCGCTTTCTCTTAGCAAACCTAATGCTTTGTACTCCATTTTGGTTACAGCCATATAATACATATGCGCGTTTCTACTACCTTGTTCTGTTGCGTACTCGACAAATTCTTTTATGGTGTCGGTTACGCTACGTCTTACTTGTTTCCCGCTAAGTCTAGCCTGTTTCCACTCAAGCGAATTTTGAGATTTGGCTTGCTTTGCCTCCAGTGCCATCCACCGGTCAATAATAATCAACCGAAGCGGTGTTGAGTACTTAGCGACTACAAGTAGCGTTTCTCTCTTAGGTAAGTGGTAGCAAGGTAACTCTTTGTTTCTATCAGATAAATAGAAGCCACCAAATTTGGATTCCGAAATTCCCGCTTCGTTGAGAACCTTCTTAATGTCACGAAGAACATGGAAATGATTCTTCCCGGTTAACGCAGCAATCTCGTTACTGCTCATTGTTGCAACTTCGTCAAATCTAGTTAATTGCATTTATCTTCTCCGTTTAGTTTAAAATTATTTCTGCTGCGTCGCTAGTGAACCATTCTGAATGTATGTTGCTGCTTATGAATTTTCTATGATAAGCAGTTTCGTCCTTATACCTGTTGGGGGCAGGGATGCAACCAAGTAACTCCAGCTTACCGTCACACCCAACCTGCAACTGCTTAATGCGTTCTTCAGGTTGCTTGCTAAGTCCTATCTTGATATTTCCTGTATCGGTGTTACGGGCTACATACACAAACATTTCTTCAGGTACTTCGCTAAAATCGAAATCCCGTAATGCCGATACAATCGCCGCTAAATTTTTAGAATCTCCGCAGAGCTTTGTAACGAGCTGTAAGTTACAGTCTTTGTTTTTATAAGACAGTATCAGCGTAAACGCCACTTCGATAGGTACGTGGTAGCAAGGTAACTCTTTGTTTTGCTCGGATAAATAGGAGCGTTTAAATTTGGATTCTGAAATTCCCGCTTCGTCGAGAACCTTCTTAATGTCACGAAGAACATTGTCATGACGTTTTCCCGTTACCACGGCTATTTCGTTACTGCTCATCGTTGCAACTTCGTCAAATCTAGTCAAATTCATTTATCTTCTCCACAAATAGAAAAACCCGACATAAGCCTTGTGTGACAGCACAAAACCTATATCGGGTTCAGACGTATAGTCTTATGAATATCGGCCTGTCAACCCAATTCATAAAACCACAACCAGATAATACCACGGAAATTTCTCTCCGTGGTATTTATTTTTTAACTTAAGACACTAAGCGATCCGGCAGTGAAGTCAAGTCTTGACGGGTGTACGTTACACCACTGACACCAGCTGAGTTGCTGGTGCCTAGTGTAAATGTTGTGCCGCCAGTCGCAACTTCGATCTTCAGATACGCGAATGGTGCAAAATCATCTGGTATAGTGGAAATGCTCGATCCGGCTGTTCCGTTGTTGACGATACTGCCCTGAACGACTTTGACAGTACCATCATAGCCGACGCCGTACAGGAACACGCATTCTTTACCTGCCGCCACCGGTAGGAAAGCTGCGCCGGTTACTGCGTCGGTTGAAGGTTGCGCCACGTTAGACGCGTTGGCCTTGCTGTAAGTCTTGCCTTTGATGCAATAGTTGAACGTAGTAGTAATGGTATACGATGTGCCTGTGCCAGCGGCAAAGCCTGGTTTGCCCAACTGTAGAGTTACTGCTCCGAGTGCTTGAATATCCATGTCTATTTTCCTATTAAATTACTACTGAAGGGTAAAGTGCTCCGACCGGGCTGAAGTACACGGTGTTGGCTAGTGTACCGTCTAATGCTGACGTTCCGCCGACGAAGTTGCCGGTTGAAGGGGCAAGGATGATACCTCCAATAATGACGGATTCAGGCTCTAATCTAGGGAATGTTACTGTACCTAGAGCCGTTCCACCTTCTTTACCAGCAACTGCCGTTACAGTACCCGCTCTATTGGCCACGAACATAACCACTCGTTTGTTGCCGTTAGTTACGTTGATGCCGGTCAAAGCTGGCATGTCGGTATTGGCTGCGATGGTGATTAGCGTTCCTTCGGCAATGCCGTAGAAAGCTGCTCCGTTCTTGACCAAAGGGCTACCACCAAGTTTGATAGTCAGTCCGGCACTAACCAACGCCACGTTACGTTGACGCTGGGCCATTGGTAGAAGAACCGAACTCAACTCTGTTGAGTCGATCCTCGAACCAATCGCGGCTAGCGACGCCGAGATATTGGTACTAATGTTAGTTACGCTCATTAAATACCTCCAATTAGGCTAAGGATTTGGTGGCGACTTGGTATACAGCCATTTGCAGATTGTTCAGTACAACAGCGTTGTAGTAGAACTTGGCACCAACATAACCACGTTGACCTTGTGGGTCAGATTTGTCTTTTTGGCTCGGGGTCAGGGCGGTGATATCTTTGCCACCAACACTCAACCCAATGTGGCCCCATGCATCCTGTGAGCCAACAATAACTTGATACACGTCAGCGTTCGTGCCGCTAGTGCTTTTCAGTGCTGGAGTAATACCGGCAACTGCTGCGCCTGCGTCCTGAATTTCGACAAGCTCAGGTGACGCGATAAAGCGGAACATTTCGCAGAAGCCGACTTCGCCTTCAACTGCCATGCCTGGATCACTGTATTCATACACTTTACGGAATCCAGGCAAGTCGTACAAGTCAGGGATTAAGTCAGTGGAAACCCATACAGGGAAGGACTTACCAACTGGAGCTGTACCATAGCTACCGCTCGCACGAATCATCTTCTGCATTTTGGTAACGGTTTCAGCGTGGTTCAGGTTCAGTGAACGGGCAATGCGACGCAAGCCTTGCAACGTGATAATGCCGTCAACTGTACCACGGCTTACTCCGCTGCCGCCGTAGAACTGATTGGTACAGCTTTTGAGTATCCCGAACAGTTGCATCTCGGTAATAAGACCGGTGCGTTCTCCGACAAGCTGGGTCATTTGTTTAGGGATATCATCCTCGTACATGTCAAACATGCGGTCGGTGTAACCGTACAGCACATTGTACTGGTTGAGGGATGCTTCGATATCCTGTACGGAGATATTCTCAGCCGCACTGGTTACGCCTTCCGACGTTAGATGCTCATCGGCATATGCTTGGGCACGGTCACCTGTTCCGTCCTGGAAGAAGCGGTTAGGTTGCGCCGCCGTTTGTCCTTTTTGCAGGAACCGGCGGTACTTGACAGTATTACCTTTGTTTTTCTTGAAGTCTTCGTTAACACCGACGGTTCCAAGGGTGATTTTTGGGTACGCATGCTTAAGGATGCGGCCCAAGATTATGCCAACCCGTTGTGGGGTTAAACTAAAGGTTTGAATAGCCATTTGTGTTTACCTCTTAAAATTAATTCATACTCATCATTTCTCGACGAAACGCTTCCATCATTTCTTCTTCCTCATTCAAAACTCGTTTGCCTGTGGAAGTTTTCGTGACCGGCAAAACCGTTGCGTCAAGGTTCGCTTTATTGCTGTTTGACGTAGCTTTTTTAGGTTTAGCTATCGTCTCTTTGTACTGTGTTAAATAACCGCTTATGACCGTAGCGTCTGCCGCATTGAGCACCTCCTTTTGCGCGTCATGTGGTAACGTGGCAACCCAATTCCCGAAGCGCATATCGTTCCATTGGATTACGCCGGTATCGTTTACATTGAATCCTGCTGTTTCTCTCCAATCGGGGTGTGCTGCTGAAAGCTCTGCCATTGCCTGCTTCAGTGCAAGCTGCTCTTCAAATCTAGATAACCGTTCCTCGATATCAGGCACCGCAGTTTTTGCTGCTGGTTCATCCTGTTCGGGGATAGGTGAAACGTCTTGTGCGCTTTCAAGGTCTGCGATTAAGAGTTCTGCTAATTCGGGAAACTCGCTTTGAAGCTTCTCAAATTTTAAACCCTTAAAATTAACCGCACGCTTAGTTGACTGCGATCTCGTTTCCTCTAACTGTCTTTGAAGTTCGGCAATAACTTCCTGTTGCTTTTGCAACTTGTTGCCATACGTCCCATTGGTGTTGTCTAATGCACGCTGTAATCTGTC